CTATCAGGAGTGCACCCTGACCCTGGTGCCCGCCGGGACCTTCACCTGGGCCGTCAATCCGTGCTCCGTCACCAGTTCGGCACGGAGGAACCCGGCTTCCTGCTGCGGGTCGGCGAGTGGCGGGAGGTCGAGAAGGCCTGCGACGCGGGCCTGGGCGAGATCGCCGCGCGCATTGCGCCCTTGGTCGCCCTGGTGGACCTGGCGGGAACGGAGACGGCCGGCGGCCTGATGCAGGCCATCACCGCCGGCGGCCTCGGCCGCCTGCGGCTGGACGACGTCCGGGCCCCGATCCTGCACGGCCTGATCGGCGGCGGCCGGACCTCGACCGAGGCCGGGGCCCTGGTCAAGAAGGTCTTTGACGAGGCGGTCGCGGCCGGACAGGGCCCCTTGCTGGTCTTCGCCCCCCTGGCCCTGGGCATCGTCCTGCAGGCCATCACCGGACTGCCCGACGAGCTGGAAGAGCCGGCCCCGGGGGAGGCCGAGGCGGCGAGCTGAACGGGCGCCCGCCGCTGCCGAACGGAAAGACCCGCTTCACGGACATCTACATGGCCGCCGGGGCCATGGGCTACTCGCCCGCCGACGTCGACACCTGGGAGCCCTACCAGTTCGCCGCCGCCTGGAAGGGCTGGCAGGCGGCCAACCTGCCGCCGAAGGGGCCCTCCGCCCCGAACGCCGACGAGCTGCGGCAGGCGGTCGAGCGGGATCTGAGCTGATGGCCAAGATGACCAACCTGGAGCGCCGGATCGCCCGGATGAACAGGCTTCCGGCTCAGCTCCAGGCGGCGGTCGAGGATCAGCTGAAGGTCGAGGTCGACGATATGGTCGCGGCCCTGAAGCGGGCGGCTCCGGTCTCGACCTTCGAGAAACGCTCCGGCGAGCTGCGCGACAGCATCACCGCCTACCCCGTCCAGGGCCGCCCGGCGTCCTGGCGGATCATCGTCAAGGCCCGGGATGAGAAGGGCCGGTACTACGGCAGCTATGTCGAGTTCGGCCACAACAAGCCGGACGGAACCCGCGCCCAGGCCCAGCCCTTCTTCTGGCCGACCTATCGCGCCCGCAAGCGCGGCCTGCGCGCGCGGATCCTGAGACCCGCCCGAAAGCTGATCCGGGAAATGTTCCCCAGGGGGTGATGGCCCATGGCCAGAAGCGACGAACACGCCCTGCTGCTGACGATCGACGCGAACATCAAGTCGCTCGAGACGACGCTCAAGAAGGCCGAAGCCCGGGTCCGCGCCGCCGCCTCCGACATGGAAAAGTCGGGCGGGCGGATGGAAAACGCCCTGGGCAACCCGAACATCGGGCGCGGCCTGGACAACATCTTCACCGCCGCCCGGCAGCAGGCCCTGGATTCCGGGGCTTCGCGCCTGGGCGTCTTTGGCGGGGCCCTGGAGAACCTGGGCGTGGCGGGCCTGGCGGCCGGCGCCGGGATCGGGGCCTTCACCGCCGCCCTGGCGGGCGCCCTGGCCGCCGCCCAGTTCGCCGACGAGCTGGCGGACACGGCGGCCCGGCTGCACGTCACGACCGACGCCCTGCAGGAGTACCGGTTCGCCCTGCGCCTGGCTGGGGGCGAGGCGCAGGGCGCCGACCAGGCTCTCGAGCAATTCTCGGTCACCCTGGGCAAGGCCCAGGAGGGTCTGCCAAAGGCGCAACGGGGCTTCATGCTGCTGGGTTTTACCCAGGAACAGATCGCCGCCTTTCAGACCTCCGAAGAGGCCCTCCGGGCGGTGACGGCCAAGCTGGCCGAGATCGAAAGCAACCCGCGACGGGACGCCCTGATTTCCCTTTTGGGCCTCGACAGCATGTCGGCGTGGTCATGGACGAAGAGCTGATCCGGAAGGGCGCTCAGGTCCAGGACGAGTTCGAGACCCTGTCTCAGATCATCGACATTCAGGTGAAGAGCGCCCTGGTGGGGCTTGGCCCGGTCCTGATCCGCCTGATGGAGTTTGCGGCCGGCCTGGCCCGGTCCTTCAGCCGCATGTCCGAGAACCTTCAGGGCCCGGCCGCCCAGATTCTGGGGTCGGCCCCGGGCCGGGCCGCGACCGGCCTCCTGGGGAACCTCGTCCCGGGCGGTCTGGGCGGCCCCCTGGTGCGTGTCGGGCTGGGCCTGCTGCGGGCGCCGTCGGTTCCCACCCCCGCGCGGCCGCCAGTCGATACCTCGATCCCGGTCTCCGGAGAGGCCCTGCTGGAGAGCCTCAACACCGCCGCCGGCGGCGGGCGCAGCTCTCGCCGCAGCGGGGGCGCTGCCTCCGGCCGCGCCGCCCAGCCGATCCGGGCCGTGGAGGTCTTCGACCCCGAGGTCGTGGAGATCCTGCAGGCGCTGGAGTACTGGCAGGGGGTCGAGAAGCGGTCTAACGAGCTGCGCCCGACCCTGGATGTCTCCGGCGACTTCGTGGCCACCCTGGACGAACAGCTCCAGGCCGCGCGGGACGCGACCTACCAGTCCCTCTACGACGGCGTCCGCTCCGGTCTCGAGGCCGGCTTCTACGGCGGCGTGCCCGGGGTCATCGAGTACCTGAAGGCCCAGCTGATGCGGGCCCTGCTGGACGGCGTCTCGCGGTCCCTGGCCTCGGCCCTGTCCGAGGCGGCGGGAAGCTCGGGGGGCGGCTGGGTCAAGGCCTTCGCCTCCCTGCTGACCGGCGGCTTCGCGACGGGCACCAACTACGCCCCGGGCGGGATGGCCATGGTCGGCGAGCGCGGCCCCGAGCTGGTCAACCTGCCGCGCGGGTCGACCGTGACCCCGCACGGGATCGCCGACATCCGCCCCCGCGCCTCGGCCGGTCCGGTCGTGATCCACGCCGACTTCACCGGCGCGGTCGTGACCGAGGAGCTGATCGCCAGCTTCCGCAGCTATGCCGACGAGGTCGGCGCCCGGGCGGCCGCCGAGGGCGCGGCCCGCGGCTCTGCCCAGGCGCAGACGTCGATCTACACCCGCGCGAGAAACAGGCTGGGCCGATGAGCGTTTCCCTTCCGACCCTGCCGGACCTGGTCCAGGTCTCGGCCCGGCTGGTGGACTTCCAGTCGGTGCTGACGCCGATCCTCGGCGGCCCGGTCCAGACCATCCAGCGGCTGGGCGCCCGGTTCGCCGTGGACGTGACCCTGCCGCCCCTGGAGCCGAAGGACGCCGCCCGCTTCCTGGCCGCGCGCATGAAGGCCCGGGCGGAGAACGACACCCTGACCCTGGCCTGGCCCCAGGCGGAGATCTGGTCGGTGATCGGCGGCGCCCCCGTGGTGAACGGGGCCGGCCAGGCCGGCGCCCGGCTGAACATCTCCGGCCTGACCGCCGGCCAGGTCATCCCGGCGGGGCGGTTCTTCAGCTTCACCGCCGGGGGCCGCAGCTATCTGCACGTCACGACCCTGGAGGTGACGGCGAACGGCGCGGGCCAGGTGCAGCTGCACGTCGCCCCCCTGCTGCGCGCCACGCCCCCGAACGGCGCGGCCCTGAACTTTTCGGCCCCGATTGTCGAGGGCCTGCTGACCGGCGCGGTGGAGTGGAGCCTGGAGCGGCTGCGCTGGACCTCGACGGCCTTCACCCTGAGCGAGAACGCGTAACGTGTCGTCCCTGACGCCCGCCTTCCAGGCCGAGCTGGCCAAGCCGGCCCTGATCCTGTTCGGCGCCGTGGAGATCCTGCTGCCCGGCCCGACCCCCGTGCGCCTGCTGGACGGGGCGGGGGTGGCGACCTTCGGCGGCCGGACCTTTGTCGGCCGCGACGAGACCTTCGGCGTCCTGGGCGGGGTGAGCGACTTTTCCGACGGCCTGGACGACCAGGCCCCGAACCTGACCCTGACCCTGCTGCCGCCGTCGAATGCGGCCATGGCGGCCCTGGCCGCCCCCACGGCCCAGGGCTCGCCCGTGGCCCTCTGGGTCGGCGCCATGGACGCGGTGACCGGCCAGGTGATCGCCGATCCGGACCTGGTCTTCGTCGGCGAGACGGACGTCCCGACCCAGAAGGTCAATGACGGCCAGCGCGAGCTGGAGCTGACGGTCATCTCGTTCTTCGACCGCTTCCTGGAGATGGACGAGGGCGAGCGGCTGAACACCGGATTTCACCAGTCGATCTGGCCGGGCGAGAAGGGGCTGGAGTTCATCAGCTTCGTCCGGGATCAGCCGATCTGGGGCGCAGACGCGCCGAAGGCGGTGCTGGTGGGCACGGGGGCGAGCCAGGGCCCGACCGGGGTTCCGGGGATTGTCCTGTGACCTCGCCCCTTCTCGCCCGCCGGGATGCGGCCCAGGCCGCCCTCGACGCCTTTCTGGGCCAGCCCTTCGCCTGGGGTCAGGCCGACTGCGTCCGCCTGGCGGCCTGCGTCCTGAACCATCACGGCCGCCCGACCGACCTGAACCGGGCCGGGAAGTGGCAGAGCGCCCTGACGGCCCGCCGGGCCCTGAAGCGGCTGGGATACGCCGGCCTGGGCGCGGCGGTGGACGGCCAGGGCCTGCCCCGGATCGGCCACGCCTTCCACCTGGTGGGCGACCTGGTGGGGCTGCCGGCCCCGGAGGGGTGGGACGTCTCCCTGGGCGTGGCCCTGGGCAATGGCCGGGTGCTGGCCTTCAGCCCCCACGACAATCTTGGCGGGGTTCTCGAGCCCGGCCCGGAAGACATTCTCGCCTGCTGGAGGGTGGACCCGTGGCCGAAGCCGTAGTCGCGACCGCCAAATGGGTGGCGGTGAAGGTCTTCCAGGCCGCCATGGCCGCCGGCGTCCCGGCCAACACCGCCGTCACCATCATGACCGTGGCAAAGGTCGTCGCTCAGGTGGCGATCACGGCGGGGATCAGCTCGGTCCTGTCCTCGGCCCTGCGGCCCAAGGTCGGCGGCGACTTCGGAACCCAGATCGACTTCAAGGCCGATCCGCGCGGGCCGATCCCCTACGCCCTGGGGCGGACGGGGACCGCCGGCAACCTGGTCTTCGCCCAGACCGCCGGGGACAAGAACAAGTACCTGAACTACGTGACCGTCTACTCGGCGGCGGGGCCAATCGACAGTTACGAGGCCTTCCTCGTCAATGGAACGCCGGTCACCTTCGGGACGGACGCGGGCGAAGGGGCGAGCGGCTACTATCAGAACCGCATGTGGCGGCGGCAACAGCTGGGCGCCCGCCCCGAGGCGAGCTGGCTGCGCTGGACCTCGACCGGGACCAAGGACACCCCGGCGGACCATTCCGGCCTGCCGGCGGAGTGGACGAGCGCCCACAAGCTCTCCGGCCTGGCGGCGGACCTCTGGGGGCTCCAGTACAACACGACCGTCTATTCGGCGGGCCCGCCCCGCAAGATGGCCGTGGCCAAGTGGGTGAAGGTCTACGACCCGCGGCTGGATTCCACCTATCCCGGCGGGTCCGGGCCGCAGCGGGCCAATGATGAGTCCACCTGGGCCTGGTCGGACAACCCCTATCTTCACGCCCTGACCTGGGTGATCGGCCGCCAGGCGAACGGGGTGCGGATCCTGGGCCTGGGCGCGCCCCTGACGGCCATCGACATGGCCGCCTTCGTCGAGGGCGCGAACGTCGCCGCCGCGAACAACTGGAAGCTGGGCGGGGTCGTCTATTCGACCGACGACAAGTGGGAAGTCCTCAAGGCCATGCTGCAGGCTGGCGCCGGCCGGCCCATGCGCCTGGGGGCGAAGATTTCCTGCCTCGTCTCGACGCCCCGGACCTCCCTGGCCACCCTGACCGGGGCCGACGTGGTCGGCGAGGCCCAGATCACGGGCACGCCCTCGAGGCGCAGCCGGATCAACACGGTCTGGCCGAAGTACCGCGAGGAGGCCCAGGGCTGGGAGATCGTCGCGACCGACGCCCCGATCCAGGTGGCCGCGCACATTACGGCGGACGGGGGCAAGGTCCGCTCCCGCGAGATCGAGTATCCGCTGGTCCAGTCGCCGGTTCAGGCGGCCCAGCTGGCCCGCTACGACATCGAGAACAGCCGGGAGTTTCAGCCGGTCGTCCTGCCCTGCAAGCCCGCCTGGATGGGCTACAAGCCCGGCGACTGCATCACGGTGAACGAGCCGGAGTTCGGCCTGGTCAGCCAGAAGATGCTGATCCTGCGCCGCCAGCGCGATCCGGCGACCCTGGTCACCACCCTGACCCTGGTCTCGGAGACCGACGGCAAGCACGCCTTCGCCCTGGGCTCGAGCCTGTCGCCGCCGGCGACGCCGGGCCTGAGCGGCTACGATCCGAACCAGTCGACCGTGGTGGCGGCGGGCTCCTGGACGGCGACGGGCACGGCCCTGACCGGCCCTGACGGCTCGACCCAGCCGGCGATCGTCTTCGCCGGCGAGGTCGAGGACCCGAACGTCACGCGGGTCATCGCCGAGACGCGCCTGAGCCTCGGCGGCGGAAACTTCGGCGACTGGATGAGCTCGGAGCACTCGCCGCAGATCCGGCGGATCGAGGTGCGGGGCCTCCTGCCGTCCAGCGACTATCACTGCCGGATCCGCTACCGCACGGCCCTGCAGGCCGAGGGGCTGACGGGCCTGGACCTGGGGATCAAGACGACGGGCGCCCTGAGCGTGCCCGGCGCCATCACCGACATCAACGGCCTGACCCCGCAGGAGCTGACCAGCCAGCTGGCCTATGTGGTCGAGCAGGGCCGCCAGCTGAACCAGGCCGTGCTGGAGAGCTTCAACCGCCTGGTGGACGAGCGGGGCCTGACCTACCAGGCGACCCTTCACAACGGCCAGCCGGTCAAGAAGATCCTGATCGACGAGAATACCAGCTGGACCGACGGCGACGTCTCGGTGATCGGCCAGCTGAACCTGCTGGGCCAGGTGACGGACGGCGGGTCGGCCTTCATCCTGAACGAGAGCGCCGTCAAGGTCAGCGCAACGGAGACCCTGGCCGAGTACCGCACCGGCGTGGCCGCCGCCCAGGCGGCGAACAGCGCGGCGATCTCTTCCGAGATTTCGGCCCGGGCCAGCGGCGACAGCGCCCTGGCCTCCAGCCTGTCGAGCCTTTCGACGACGGTCGGCGGGAACACCGCCTCGATCACCACCCTGCAGAGCTCGGTGAACGGGATCTCGGCGGAGTGGGTGCTGGCCCTGAACGCCAACGGCCAAGTGGCCGGGATCAAGGCGGCGGTCGGGCCGACGGTTTCGACCCTGGCCTTCCAGGCCGACCAGATCGCCTTCTCGAACGGGGCGGTGAACGTCTTCCCCCTGACGATTGTCGGCGGGGAGGTCCGGGCGACCAACTTCCGGGTGGACCGGGTCACGGCCAATTCCATCGAGACCGAGAGCCTGAGGGGCGGGGCGGTGACCACCCAGGTCTCGGCCTCGACCAACCCGATCACGCCCATCGGCGCGACGACGCCCGTGCAGGTGATCAGCCTGAGTATCACCCCGATCGGCGGCCCGGTGCAGGTGGGCTACGACTGCCAGGTCGGCCTGAACGCCAGCTTCAACGGCGGCCTGCGGGCCAATGTCTACCGGAACGGGACCCTGCTGCGGTCGTCCGCCCGGTCGAACATGAAGGGCCCCTTCCAGGACGGCCTGGGCGGCCTCCTGCGCGACACGCCCGGGGCCGGAACCCACACCTACACGATCGAGCTGGACGTGCCCGCGGGCGCGACCGGGACCCTGACCTCGAACGTCAACGAGATCATGCTGACGGAGTTGAAGAAGTGAGGATCGCGGTTTTTCACGCCGGACGCCTGCGGGGCCTGGTCGAGGGCCACCCGACCAGCCTGGCGGCCAGCTTCACCGCCCTGGCCCCGGGCGAGATCCTGCGCGACCTGACCGCCTCGCCCTTCGCGGCGACGCCTTTCGCGGCCCTGGCCGGCGTGACCCTGACCGACTTCGACGACGCGGTGCGGGCCGGCGGCGGGGCGCCCCGGGCCCCCGACCTTCGCCCGGCCTTCATCGACCTGGCCCTTCGCCACACGGGGATCTGATGAGCCTGACCACGACCCAGTTCGCGAACGACTATGTCAACGCCCTGACCGCTCAGGGCGTGACCCTGTCCAATGCGACCAGCTTCAAGGCGACCTTCGCGGCCCAGCTGACCGACTGGCTGGGGGGAGGGGACGCGATCCCCGCCGACCTGGCCTATCGCCTGACCGAGGCCCTGAACCGGGTCAACGCCGAGACCGCCTCGCGCCTGGACTGGCTGACCGGCACGGTGACCGGCGGGCCGAACAACGACGGTTACTACATCGCTACGGCGCCCGACGGGACGCCCGTCCCCTTCCCCAGTCTGGCCAAGACCCTGGCCGTCCTGCA